CCCAATCTTTAGATTATACCCATAAAGCCGAGCCCGATATTCCTGCTTTCGGCTTTCTACCTTATTCTGGTCTAAAATGTTTCCGGAGCTGGTGCGATAATGCCCGATTTCTTCGGCAAGCACACAAGATTTTTCTGCTTGTGTTTCTATATCCTTTCGGATTGCTATGCGACTGCCGCGGATCAGGCCATCATGTTCAGTAAGAGGTTGTTCTTTAACAAGTAACCCTTCTTGATCGGCAGCAGTCAGTAATTGTTCGTAATTCAATTGGGATCACCCCTTTAGCGATTAAAATAAAACGGTTCTCTCTAAGCTGTTTGCTTGTAGTCAACAACTGCAATTTCAGTCAGCATACCTTTAACTTTTTGAATAATTTCTTCAATTCGTTCAAGTGTTTCACCATTTAAGTATTCTTCCCCACATTGAGAACACTTTTCACAAGGAACATTCTTGATAATGATATAGCATCCCTGATAATCAGTCATGTAAGTTGTTGTAGAAGATTCAATATTACCTTTGCAGTAAAAACAAGTCATTATGCATTCTCCTTTCTGGTTTTGAAATCAGATTCCCATTTATCAAAACTGGGGAAATAAGCTGTTATAAGGAACAAATCCGATTCGTGATTTCCGATGACTACATGAAGATATTTATCTTCGATGCTCATCCCCAGAATTAAACAACTGGGGTAAGGATAATCATCTGGATATTGTTCGATGATTTCTCCATTCATAATACAGGCTATTACATCTTTTAAGAATATCCTACGCTGTTCCAGCCTTTTAGCTGCGTGGAGTGTAATACGAATGTTTTTAGGTATACATAGTTTACGCAATTCCAATATATCTAATGCCATATCATTCCTCCCATTTTGAATCATCATTCATAATATCCAAATCATGCTGAACACCTTCGGGTGTTTGCTCAACATCCGTCCGGGCATGAGCTGCAAGAAGATCTTCTTCCATCTGCTGGGCGGAGAGAAGGTTCTTAGAGTAGGCGAGAACCTTTCTCTGGTTATGAGGAGACAACTGATTGCAGATTTCTATGATTTCCTTGCACTGAGCAGAGACGGAAGAGTTCTGAACAGATTCTGCTTTATAGGGAGTTCTTTCCATAGGAACGTCAAAACCCATAAGCCATGCTTCACTTACGTTCAATGCATTTCCTAGAATAAAAAGCTTTTCTTGGTTAGGCTCTGTTTTTCCAGAACAGTATTGACTTATATCTGACTTATTCATTTTTACACTATACTTTTGACAATATGGAACAGTCAGATTAAGAATATCAACCTGCCGAAGTCCGCGCATATTCATTATTGTTTTTAAACGAATTGCAGTGTTTTCTTTCTTCATAATGTTCTCCTTTTCGTAATTGAAATATAACACATATTATGCAAAAGTTCAATAATAAAAACCTAAAAGTTAAAAAAATTGAATTTTATGTTGACAGAAAATGGACGACGTGATATTACACAGATAATTCAAAAGCTTGAACCGGAAAGGAGGTATCAAGTTGGCATTCGATTATAACAAGCTACGAGGAAGAATCGGGGAGATTTTTAACACTCAGTCGAACTTCGCAAGTGCAATGGGATGGTCGGAGCGCATATTGTCACTAAAGATGAATGGAATGTGTTCATGGAAGCAGATAGATATTTGTAAAGCAATACAGTTGTTGAAACTTACTATTGAGGACATTCCGATCGTATGTACTCGGGTAGGTCACTACTCTGTACTTACAGGATAAGAGCATATGAGAGGAGAGTCAACGAAAGTCGTTCGACAAACTGCTTAAATTTGTATAAACAGTAACTCATACATATCATTTCCCATACCATAAAGAAGAGGTGAGGAAGATGTCAGAATTAAAACTGGTAACAAGAAATATCCGTATTAATGGAATTCAGCATAAAGCCAGTGATATGTCAGAAGAAGAAATCAAATGCCTGCTCATCCAGAGACAGGATATAATTCTTCTGAATATGAATTACGAAAGAAAAGCCGCCGGTTAAGGCGGAGAAAGGAGGAACATATTAAGGTTGCGAATCATAGAATAGAAGACCTGGAAAGAAAAGGAGAATGATTATGGAACAGATCACAAATTATGTAAAACCGGAACTCATCGTAGTAGCTATTGCTTTATATTTTGTAGGAATGGCACTCAAACAGGCGCAGGCGGTAAAGGATAAGTACATCCCGCTTATCCTTGGTGGAATAAGCATTGTAATCTGCGCGATCTATGTGTTTGCCACCTGCACCTGCGGTACCGGACAGGATATTGCAATGGCAATTTTTACAGCGATTACACAGGGAATACTGATTGCCGGTCTTTCTACATACGTGAACCAGATTGTAAAGC